GAAATTGATCGTGAGATTCTTGCTGACCTTGTAAACGGTGCTACTGCTGCTACTTACTACTGGTCTCGTTCTCCTGGTCTATTTGTTGACCGCGCTTCTGGTGCTGAACTTGGTGCATCTTCTGCTGCTCCTGACTTCACCGGAACTGTTAGCGAATGGTATGAGACTCTGATCGAAACTATCAACGATGTTTCTGCTCAGATTCACAGAAAAACCCTTCGTGGTGGTGCTACTCACGTTGTTTGCTCTCCTGAAGTTGCAAACATCCTTGAGTTCACCTCTGGATTCCGTGCTAACGTAACTGCTGATGCAGATCGTGGAGATATCGGTGCTGTTAAGGCTGGTTCTTTGAACCGTAAATTCGACGTTATCGTTGATCCTTACTTCCCACGTAACGTTGTATTGGTCGGTCGTATCGGATCTTCTTTCCTTGAAAGTGGATATGTGTACGCACCTTATGTGCCACTACAAACTACACCTACAATCTTCGGACCAGAAGACTTCGTTCCTCGTAAGGGAGTCATGACTCGCTATGCGAAGAAAATGGTTCGTCCTGATATGTACGGTCTAGTTATCGTCCGTGGTCTTCTTGGCGAGCAATACACTCCATAATATTTGGATTGTTATTCTCTCTAGAGAATGGGCTCCAGTCGTTTTGCGACTGGGGCTTTTTCATTTTCATGGCACTACTTATTATGAGCTTGACTTTATTCTCCTTGGGTGGGGCCACTACCCTTGAAGAATCTAAAACCGAAGTGGCTGGTTTAGAACTCGACGAATAGAGACAAGTTATTGCAATAACATAATTTATAAGGAGAACAAAGTTATGGGAAATAGAAGATTCAGTCGTAAAAGACTATACCAAGTAGAAAAAGCAGGACAGCAAGTAGATCTTGATTCAGGTGCTGGGATAGCAGATTGTGTAGGGACAGCAACCCAACATCGACAAGGTCAAGAAATCATCACAGAGATTCCTATTGATCTAGGTGTTGCCGGTGTGACTATTGAGGATGGTTCAGCAACCGGTGGTGTTTTTGGTGTTGCATCTGCAGCAGATAGCAGCATCACAGAATTAACAGTTACCAAGTTTGGTCACATTACTGAAATTAGAGCAATCTTGATGGAAACTTTAGATGGAGGGCTGAATACTTCTTTATCACTCCATTCCGCAGCCGTTGGGACAGATTCAACAGCTCCGACTCCACTATCTACTGTCATTAATTTGAACGTGCTTGGGGAAGATAAGTCTGAACTTTATGACGACACTGCCTCAACTGCAGGTAAGTTTTTACACTTAGAACAAGGTGCTTTATCAAGTAACAATGGTCAGTTGACCCAAGGGAAGATGCTCATCTACATTCATGGGTTTGTTGCCCCTGACGATCTATAAGGAGGACAATAACATGACTATGAGAAGATTAGATAGAAAAAGACTTTACGAAGTTGAAAAGCAAGGAATAGATGTTTCTGACACAATTGGTATATCAAGTGTCATGGAAAATGCGTTAGTTTCAGCCACACAACATCGTGAAGGTCACAAAATTACAACAGATATCATTCTAGATCTCGGTGCTGCCGCTGCTGGATTAAAAACTCAGTCTATTGGCTCTGCTGGTGATGGCTCTAATGCTGCAAAATCTTTGTCTATTGGAACCACGACTACTGCTACCGACACAACATTTATTTGTAGAACAGTCCAATCGGTCTTTGGAGTGATTAGTTCTGTTGAAACAATTTGCCTGGAAGCCTTTGAGGACTCCGGAACGATTACTGATGTTGATCTGGTATACGGAGCAGATGGAGATGGAACACTTGCAACTGCCGATGGAACTCCTAGCGAGTTTGATGCTGGTACAGGAAGCCAAAAGATGAATAACCTTGGAGCTGCTGCTGGCAAGCATGAAATAGTAACTTTAGATGCAAATGAACTTGCAGCTGGAAGTGGTAGATATGTTTACTTTGCCATGGGTACAAATGCGACTCAAAAAGCAACTGCTGTTATTAATTGCACAAACTCAACACCAGCTAATGTTACTGCTGGGGCATTATCTTTCGCTATTCGTTTAACTGATGATGATGGTTCTACCAAAATTGTCTTTGAACCAGATACTGTAAATGCATTTGGTTCTGGTACAGAAAGTGCAAACGAATTTAACATCGGTAGTATTGGTACCACAAAGGCAAGTTTAGCTACCGGTATCAAAAATGGTATTCATCATAACGGTAATTTTACTGCTGTTGTTACTGATAGTACAAACGTAACAGTTACTGCAAATGCTGTTCTGGCAACCAATTACACTACCGGTAATGCTATTATTGAAGATTCAACCTTAGAATCTGATGTTACTATTACAGATTTTTCTGGTGGTGCTCCATATTCTATTAGTTCAGGTAAATTTCTAATCAGGTTTACCGGTTTTGTAGCTCCAGATGATCTGTGATGTTACGCTTCCGGGGTGTTTTTTCACCCCGGAACTAATTATATTGTAAAATGGAGTTAATTTATGTCTGGTAGAAGAAGGATGGCTGTAAGACGAAGACTTGATGCAGAAGCGGTTGCAAAAGCTGCAGAAGCGAAAGCAGAACAGGTTCGAAAAGAAGCCGAAGCAGAAAGAGTCCGAAAGGAAGCCGAAGCCGAAGCAGAGGCTGCTCGAAAAGCCGAAGCCATTAAAAAGAAAAAAGCAACTAAGAAAAAAGCTACGACGAAAAAGAAAGAAGATTGATTTTTTGTTTCTAACGTCCTAACCTCGACCACCTTGGTCGGGGTTTTCTTTTTACTCAGACTAATTAATGAGACGGAGGATTATCTATGAGTTTCCCTGACTTAACACCCACATCAACCCAATCTGCAATTACGCTACCAGTTACCTCTTCTGACTCAGCAGCAGACATTACTGGTTCTTTAGCAGTAGGGTTCTACACTACCACAGCTTTTGTTAGTGGAGCCATGGCACAAGTGGCATACACATATAAAAGATTGGGTGGGGACGTTCTCGATATTGAACTAACCGCAGAGAACGTCTACAATCACTATGAAGAGGCTTGTCTTGAGTACTCCTACATACTTAACCTCCATCAAGCTAGGAACGCCCTAGGTAGTGCCCTTGGAGGTCCTACAGGGTCATTTGACCACAAGGGAACAGTATCGGGTACAGATGACGTTGCTCTAAAGTATCCAAAGTTTCAGTTTGACTACGCTTTTCGTGCAGCAGACAAATTTTCTACCGAATCGATAATTGGAGGTACTGAACCTATCTATTCCGCATCTTTTGATAGAGTTTCAAATCAAGCTGATTATGATCTTCAGCAAGTTATTGAAGATGCCGTTGCTGCAGATGCTTCGCTTCCTTATTCTGGATCGCTTTATAATTCAGCTGGTGATAAGGGAAAGAGGGTTAAGATCCGTCAAGTTTATTATGTAACACCGAGACAAATGTGGAGGTTCTATGGTTATTACGGAGGACTTAATGTTGTTGGGGATTTCCATAATTATGGACAGTATGCCGATGACTCTTCATTTCAGGTTATACCGCCTTGGCAAAATAAACTTCAGGCTGTGCAATACGAAGACCACCTTTATACAAGGACTTCTCACTACTCTTATGAGATTATAGACAACAAAGTGATACTATATCCCGCACCCGACGATGTCTCTCCTGAAAAGTTTTGGTTTAGGTTTTCAATTGCCAATAATGACGCTTATGCTACCGGGTCATATGACTCTGGTGTAGATGGCATTAATAATATGAATACCATGCCGATGGAAAACATCGCATTTAACAAAATCAACTCAATCGGACAACAATGGGTTCGCCGATTCTCGCTCGCTCTCTCAAAAGAGACTCTTGGTCAAGTTCGTGGCAAGTTTGGTGGACAAGTGCCAATCCCGGGAGACAACGTAACCCTTAACGCCTCAGACTTATTGTCTCAAGCTCAAGCAGAACAAACAGCACTCCGAGAAGAACTTAATAAGCAACTTGATGAGATGTTGTACTCTAGGATCGCTGAAGTAGATAAGGGTATGACTGATAATATGAACTCGATTGTTGGGAATACACCATTAAAGATCTTTGTGGGGTAAGGAATGAAGTTGTTGATGGAAAATTGGAAGCAATTTCTAGGAGAGAATCAACTTGATACTCTCAAGGGCTTCAAGGACTTTAATAAACGCAAATGCTGGGATGTCAATTACAAGCTAACCAGAGGGTTTACTCAAGAATCTAGATTTGAGTGTTTGGGTATCGGCAACAACAAAATAGTTTTTGCGGATGCTGATAAGCCGGACAGCGTTGTCAAGGTGTTGAAAACAAATACAGTTCAAGATACTGCTGGAGATGAAGTCTATGTTTGGGAAAAACTAAAGGATACGCCATTTTCTACCATGTTCGCAGAAATAGTGCCGATTGAATACGGACTATATTATATGAAAAAATCAGAGGGTAGAGGCAGCTTAGAAGAACTAGAAGAGAAGCTATATGATATTGCTGAACAAACCGGATTTAAATATAGGGATCTAAAGTACTATATATTATCCGATGCTAATCACAGCAATATTGGAAAAATAGACGGACAATCCGTCCTTTTGGACTATGATGAAGCCGCAGATTGGGTGTATGCGAACAAGGAGAGTCTCTAATGTCAAAATGGGAAAGACCAACGCAGCCACCCTCCCCATTATTCCTTGGAGAGAAAGAAAAGAACCTTGTTAAACAAGTTAATGACGAAATCATCGAAAGAGTCGTCGGTCAACAGGTCTTATACTTCCCCGTGGATATGGAAACAACCAATTTCCACCCATTATACGGAGAAGCCATAGAAAAGAACTTCTTGCACCCCGTTAGAGTGTATGCTCTTGTAGAATATTTGGGAGTTGAGACAACTTTCATGGAAGGTGTGGGAATTGACAAGAAAACAGGTCTAAAAGTCAACTTTCACAAGCGGAGATTGACCGAAGATCAGAATTTATACGTTCGAGAAGGCGACTTCGTCCGTTATGGAAGTATTTACTATGAGATAGTAAAGATAAACGAGCCAAAACAACTATTCGGACAGATTGACTCGCGTTTTGAAGTCACAGCCGAATGTATTAGAGCAAGAGACGGATTATTTAATGCCAACTAGAGAAGTAACACTAGAGCCATCAACAATCGAGACCATCGATACGGCAATTTTCAACCTTATTAATGAAGGCTTTGATCTACATACCTCAACCAACACCGGATTCAAGAAGGTTCCTGTGTTGTGGATTTCACCAGAACGAGCATTTAACTCAAAAGATAAAGAGATCCGAGATTCCGTTGGAAAGCTAAAGTTACCCCTTATCACCGTTGAGAGATCATCGATGTCAAAAGATCCAACTTTCAAAGGCGGGTATCAAGCACACCTTTTCCCAAACACAACCGGACCTCGAGGATATAAGAAGCACCAGAGAATGGTATCTCGTAAAATATCGCAGAAAACAACAAGAAAACACGCTTCCACGGAATCAAGCAAACTCACCACACAACGAAACTATCCAACGGATAACAAAAAGATTGTATATGAGGAAACTTATGCACCTATTCCTGTGTGGATCAACGTTGGATATTCAATAAAATTGAGAACGGAATATCAACAGCAAATGAATGACTTGGTTACACCGTTTGCAACTAGAACCGGCAACATTAATGCACTAATGGCTGAATATAATGGACACAGATATGAAGTGTTTATCGAAGCAGACTTCACCCAGAGCAATAACGTAGCCAACCTTGGTGAAGATGAGAGATCATTTGACACCACAATAAGCCTAAAGGTACTGGGCTTTCTCCTGGGAGATGGAGATAATGAAGAGGTGCCGAAATTAGTTACAAAAGAAACAATAGTTGAAGTAAAGCTTGTAAGAGAAAGATCGATTGTTGGAGACACGAAGCCGTGGGAGTCCGATGACGATGATTTTAGAGAGTTTTAAAAGTGACTTTCGCATTTACTTCAACTATTTAATAGGAAATATGATTTTATAATTTTAAGGAGAACAGTCAATGGCTAAAAAATTTGATTTTCTTTCACCCGGAATTGAAATCCGCGAGATTGACCAAAGCTTTATCCCAGCTCAACGAGATGCGGAAGGACCGATCATTATCGGTCGTACTAGAAAGGGTCCGGCTAACAAGCCAGTAAAGGTTCGAAGCCTGGATGACTTTGTTTCTGTTTTTGGACTACCAGTTGCTGGTGGTAATGGAACCCAAGGTGATGTATGGAGAGAGGGCAACACAGTTGGCCCTACTTATGCATCCTATGCTGCACAAGCATGGTTGGCGTCAGAACAATCTCCTGTGACCATGGTAAGGATTGCTGGGGAACAACACAGCGCTGCAACTTCTGCTGGTTATGCCGGTTGGCAAGTTGGTGCAGGGTCAATAGCTGCTACGGCTGGTGATAACACAACCGCTTATGGACTCTTCATTTGCGATGAGACTGATGCTGCTGAGGCTACTGCTGTTACGCTTGCAGCAGGTAGTGGGCTCAACCCAAACACCATTGGTGATGGCTCTGGAGCTTTCACAAACTTTAAACTAAGAGTTATTCAAGGCACCGCAGGGGCTACCTTGCATGCCGCAGCAACATCTGGTGCTGGTTTAAAGTTTGAGGTCATTTTTAATGATGCTCTAGAATCAATCACATCAATCACTAGAGACGCAACAGGTGGTACAGGTGGTGTTCCATTGATTACTCTCGGTATGGTTAGTAGTGGCGGCTCCACCGCAAATGTTATGGATCAGCTTGAAGCAGCATTTAATTTGGCTATAACTAGCGGTGATATTACCAATATTTCTGTTGTCAACAAAGGTGTTACTTTAGAGATTTACAACCTAGA